CCTACACTGATACAGGCGTTACCAAGGCAAGCAAGATGAAAGAGCTGGAGCGCATGGTTCGCGATTCTGATGACGAAATGTTCCGAATTAAAGACAATCCTGGCGCAAACACTGTTGCCGGGAGAAAGCGTATCATGGCTAAGAAGGCGGGCATGAAGCGTCAAATGACAGCTATGACCAAAGGCATGAAGCGTGGCCCTACTGGCAATTCATACGCCTGATGAAAGGCGTTCAGCACTTCACACAGTCGGGAAAGCCTTATAATGGCCCATCTCACACTATGCCTGATGGCTCTTTACATTCTGGGAAAACTCACAGTAAATCGAGTGTAAGACTTTTCCATAAAGCAGAGCTTCCTAAGAACTCTACAGATAGGAACACGTATACATAATGGCTACTGTCGCTCAGGTCGCAAAGGCATCACTCCAACGCATACTGGTACAGGCAGCAGAGTCTCCTCTTGAGCCTGCGGAGTATCAGGACTACATATTTGCACTAAACAATTACATGACCCAGCTAGACGCTCAAGGCGTACAGCTTGGCTATACTGAGGTTTCTGACCTTGGTGACGCGGTAACGGTTCCCGCTGGAGCATTACGCGGAATCATAGCTAACATGGCTATCGAGGTATCGCCTGACTATGGCGGTGTTATCTCTCAAGGCTTAGTAGCTGCTGCGCGTGAGGGCTTGCATACTATGCGAACTATTGGGCAGACGATGGGCATTAGCCATCCACCAAGTACATTACCTATCGGCTCAGGAAACGAGGGCCAAGGCTTTGGCTTGTCTGGTCACTTTTATGCAGACCAAGAGGCTCAGATACTTGCCGAAACCACCGGAGCCATTGGGCTGGAGACTAGTACAGTATGACAACTACACGCGCACAGGGCAGGAAGATAAGCCAATTTGTAGCCAAGACTACAATCTCTGGCTCCAACAGCTACCTAAATTACATCATCGACAGCACTAACTACCGGATTGCTTACACCGATTTTATTAGCGGGCTGGGCGTTACTGGCACTATTGTCCAAGCGGGAGCTGCTACTGCCGCACCCATATTAGACACTCAGGCAACGGTTAATAATATCCGTGGCATCGAGAATGGCTCTGGAATAGCGGCTAACGTATCGGCATCAAATGGCGTAGAGATTAAGCACAACTTTACAGTTGACGCTACCGGATCGCCGTTGATGCTGAACACGACAGCGACTAGCCCTACCTTTGTAAGCCTATTGGCTGGCAGTGGGATTACTTTAGCGGCGGCTGGCAATGTCATTTCTATCTCTGCCAATGACGATCTGGCGTATGCCGAGAGCTACCTTCAAGGAAACTCAACGGCTACAGTAATAGCCTCTACGGCAACGCCTGTTCTTATTGCTGGAACGTGGGCCTTTGGCGTGAACACTGGTTTTACCCAAACTTCAGCGGGGCGATTTACATACAACGGCTCGACTACTGCGGTAATGACTATACACGCCTCAATAACGCTAGACCCAGTGTCTGCCTCAAATCAAAACCTTTCGGTCTATGTAGCTAAGAATGGCGCAGTGATTTCCGAGACTAGAATTTCTGCTTCTATCGCCGCTGGATTAACTCAGAATTTAGCTTTATCCACTAATCAGTCTTTTGCTACAAATGACTATGTTGAACTATTTGTACGGAACTCTACAAGCACAGATAATATTCTTGTGTCTAGCGCATTGTTTGGAATAGATTAAATGCCGCAGACTGTGCTGCCAATAGCCAACGGGTTCTATGTCAGCGACTCTCTGCCGCTTTCTGCTCAAGAATGCACAAACTGGTATCCCAACATTGTTCAGGGTGTAGGTCTTAACCAAGAGACTCTGTTTGGAACTGAGGGTATTGTAGAGAGAGCCACTAGCGGGATTCTTGATGAGATTAACCGTGGCGCTCACGAAATGGCTGGCAAGCCTTATTTTGTAAACGGTACAACACTGTACAGAATGAGCGAAATCTTTAAGCTGACAACTTTAGGGACTGTTGAGGGGACTGCTAGAGTCTCTATGGCTGACAATGGAACTCAGCTAATGATTCTGGTTCCAGGCGGCAAGGGATACATCTACAACCATGTCACTGACGCATTCGCAGAGATTACTGATACTGATTTTGTAGCCAACGGTGCGCCTCAGTTTGTAGTGTTCATCGATGGCTATTTTTTAATTACGACAGATACTAAGAAGTTCATTGTTAGCGCGATCAACAACGGTCTAGCTTACAACGCATTAGACTTTGGAACGGCTGAATCAGACCCCGATGACATAGTTGCACCAGTAGTATTTAAAAACCAACTATTCATTTCAGGCGGTGAGACATTTGAGGCTTTCCAGAATATCGGTGGGGCAGACTTCCCCTTTCAAAGAACAGGACTATTCTTTCAGAAAGGCTGTTTTTCGCCTTATTCGTTGGTTAATGCACAAGACACCTTTATGTGGGTCGGTGGAGGACAAAACGAATCTCCAGCAATCTGGGCATTAAGCGGGAATAGCACAACCAAGATTTCAACAACAGCTATAGACTCTATACTGAGCAAGCTGACCCAGACGCAGGTGGCTGGGATATATTCATGGGTATATGCCAACAAGGGCGCATACTTTATAGCTTTTTCTTTGCCATCAACAACGCTTGTTTATGACACGACATCTCAGAAATGGCATGAGCGAAAGTCTTTAATCTCAGGAGCGATAGGCGTTTCAAGAATCTCTTCTGTTGTTAAGGCGTATAACCGAATCCTCTGTGGGGATATAGTTGATGGCAGAGTTGGTGAGTTAGATGCCGAGGTCTATACTGAATACGGAAACACTATTACTAGGACTATTGCTACACAGCCCTTTCAGAACAATATGATGTCAGTATTCTTTCCTAGCCTAGAGCTAACGGTTGAGTCTGGCGTTGGCAATGCCGCTGTTGAAAACCCAGAGATAGTTCTGGAGCGCAGCTTAGACGGCAAGACATGGAGTGGAGCAATCGCCAGAGGATTGGGCAAGATTGGTGAATATAATCGCAGGGCGATCTGGCGTAGGAACGGCAGGGCCGCAAGGTTTGAAGTGTTTAGGTTTACCCTCACCGATGCGGTTAAGCCAGTAATTATCCAGCTTACTGCCAACATGATTGGTGGAGATAAGTGACAGGCCCAAGGCTCAATGTAGGCCAGCCGATTGTTGAAGAAGACGGCACTATGTCCCAAGCGTTCCGGTTATTTACTCAAGAAGCAAGTCTCAGTATTCCTATCATTGGGGCGGGAAGTCCAGAGAATGTTATAGACGCGAGACAGTACAGCCTCTACATCAATTCTACTGGCTCCTCTGGAACTATCGAATATAGAAAGATGCTGCCCGATATTGGCGGGGTAACTAAAAAGGGCTGGGTAGCCGTTTAACTAATTAGGGGAACTTATTATGTCAGCAGAAGCAATAGCAGCAGGAGGATCGGCAGCGGCAAGCGTTGTAGGTTCGGTGCTTGATTACAAACAAAACAAGAAGAACCAAAAGCTCTCAGAGAAGCAGCGCAAAGAAAACATGGCGCTGATTGAGAAGTATGGCGGCAGGGTCGATGAGACATTAATATCTGGATACCAAAACGCTCAAGATGTGCGCCAGCAGGCCATGAACCAAAACATGGAAAATTCCGGCCTGACGTTTAAGCAATCGAATGACATAATGCAGAGCGGCGACTACATGAAGCAGCAGGCTATCATGGCTGGTTTAGCGGGACAGCGTAACGCCACCCTTGGCGATCCTATTGATTACTCCGCTCTAAGTCCACAGAACGTCCCTATGGACTACACTGCTCTGACCGGACTGACTAACCCGCAGGGGCTAGACTTTAAGGCGTTTGAAACGCCAGAGTACGGCAGCTCGACCAATACTCAAGCGCAGGAAAATTGGAGTTCAGGCGATGCCGCCCAGTATTTGAAAAACTACCCAGACCTTTCTGCTTACTATGAAAAGAATAAGCGAGAGCTAATTAAGGACAGTGGTAACGATATCTTTAACAGCCTTGAGGGATATGCCAAGTGGCATTGGGACAACTATGGAAAGGCTGGGGGTCGAACATTTCAGCCTCTAGCGACAACAGATTCTACAACAAACTCTACGGCTAAAGAGCCAGCAAAATTTACATCCGAACAGGTCAGGGCCGCACTAGGCGATGGTCAGGAAAACAGTTTTGGATTCGATGGAGTAAATCCGTAATGGCACAGTACACGCAGGCCCAGATAGATAATGTAATTCGCATGGTTAATGCGGGTCAAATTACTGTGCAGGAGCTAGAGGCTCAACACGGTATGCCTGCCGCACAAATACAGGCCAACATTGATGCGGCTAATCTTGCGTCTGGCGTTACGTCTATGCCCCCTCAGCAACCAGTGATGCCTGCGGGTCATGCTGCGTCTGGTTTAAGCGGCGTTCCGTCAGACGGTCGGTATGACTCCTCTGTAGGAGCTACTCAAATGCCTAGCGTTACATCACCAATGACGCAAGAAAACCCCATGGTTTCTGACATGATGGATAGAATGGAGTCCTTTAAGGCTCCACTAGCAAACATTTCTGCCCAGCCACCCTACAGTGATGAGGATGTGGATAAAGTTAAGGAGATGCTCAACAGCGGAGCCGTAGACGTAAATGAGGTTTCTGGTCATTTCAATGTTCCCATTGCCTCAGTAATTCAGAACCTAACCGGCATCTCTAGGGATGCCTATACCAACGACAGCTACACAGATAAGTCTGTTGATGCCGTTATGAAGATGATCAATAGCGGCGTGGCGAGTGTTGCCGATGTTGCTGACTACTTCTCTGCTGACGCTGGGATAATTGAGAGCTATTTAACAGATGTAGAGATGTACACCGCCGAAGATTTGATAAATGTTCAGCAAGGCATAGCGGTGGCATCTGCCGATGTTAGAAATATTGAGGCTGACGGGGACTACACTGAAGCAGAAATTCAGATGGTTGCCGACTCTATCAACAACGGCCTGTTAAGTGAGGCCCAAGTTGCTCAACAGTTTGGTGTGACTGAAGATGAAGTAATTGCCAACATGGCTGTTATTAACCAAGACGCTGCCACTGCTGATGCTGCTGCGGCTGCTGCTGCTGCTGCTAAAGCCGCCGCCGATGCTGCCGCAGCAGCTGCCTCTAATGCCACTCAAGCTGAAAAAGACGCTGCTGCTAAAGCCGCCGCCGATGCTGCCGCAGTTGCTAATAACCTTAGCAATTCAACTATTGCCGGTGGCGGTGGATTGACTGATATTGACACCAAGGGTTCAGACATTCAGACGGGCCTTCTTGGGTCAGAGACAGCACTAAAGACTGGCGCAACTAACGCCATAAATATGCTTGACCAGATTAATGCTACAGGAAGATCAGACCTAACTACACAAAACGCAGCGGGACTAGCCGCAGTAGAGGCTCAAAAAGCGATAGCCGAGCAAGCAATTAGATCAGGAACCACTAGCGGTATTAACGCTTTGGATGCTGGTGTAGCTGGTGCAACGGGTAATCTAAGAGATGAGTACGCAATAGCATTAGAGAATGCGCGACTTCAATCAAATGTTGCTCGAGGAGACATTACCGCAGGCAGAACCCAAGGCTTGAACGCCCCAAACACAGGCATTACTGCCGCCCAAAACAACCTAACAAGCCAATACGACACAGGGCTTGCTGATGCAGCCAGACAGGCAGCTATTGCTAGGGGAGACATTACAGGCGCAGAAACCAGAGGCATGGAAGCACTTAATCAGGGATTGGGCGCTGCTAGACAGAATATTAACCAATATTCAGACATTGCCAGACAAGATATTAACCAAGGCATGAATGCTGCCCGCCAAGATATTAATCAGGGAATGCTGACCGGCAGGCAGGACATAAATCAAGCAACAGGCATGGCCCGTCAAGATATAACGGACTCGTTTGGTCGCGCAGAGGATATGTTTAACCCTTATCAAGAGGCTGGCACAACCGCTCTACAGCAACAGATGGCACTCTCAGGCGCTCTAGGACAGGACGCTTTTAATGCTGCCTACCAAGAGTCACCACAGATGGCGTTCCTTAGAGAGCAGGGTATGCGGGCTAACCTAGCTGGCGC